TTTTGCAATCTTTAAATGTTGGTGCTTAAAGTAAATGTTTACAAATAAGCCAATTAAAGCAATTACAACACCAGAGACAGCAGCAAACTCATTGGCTGTTAAACCAAAGATTACTGCTGCACCAGACCCACCATATGTAGCTGCTGAAGCTACCTTTGTACTGATAGCTTCGTTTGTCATGGTGTCTCAGTAGGAGTTTCAACTACAGTCTCTTTGTCGCTAGGGACTTGAGGCCAAACAACATAATCAACTCTTGGAAGTCGCTCTGTAATGCTCAGAAGCTGTTTGCGAAAATTCTCCCACTCAGCTTTCTTTGCATCACTTAATTCAGCCCATCGAATTGGATTAAGCCTATCAACTGTTTCGTTGAGGATTAGATTTCGTTCAGCACGAATCAACTCAATTGATGTTTCTATTGAGGAACTATTAAAGTTTGTTCTGTAAGTTTTCAATTGATTGCCCCTGAGTATGTGTAAATTGTTCCTGTCAACAATTGTTGTCCAGTATCACCCTCAATAATATATCTTGAGGCAGAAGGTGTAGCTGTATTTGGTGCTGTTAGCGCAGCTATTGCAACACAATAAGCTGGCTGCGGAAGACCAAGAACAACTGCATTATTGCTAATTACAAAACTTCTTATAGTTGAGCCATATGGATTTGCAACAATTCCAGATTTAGAAGATGAGCAAGCAATTCTAAATCCGTAAAATGTAGCACCAACAGTTGTTTGTGGCCCCACAGAAACTATATCACCAGAAATAGTTAATACAGCAATACAAGCAAAAGCACCACCAGCACCTGAGCCTGTTGCATATAAACAGGTAGTTGGACTTAGTACAGACAAATAACCATAATCTACTTCATTTAATCCAATTGTCTGTTGAGAGCCTACTGTTATATCAGTTCCAGATATATTTAAAATATTTGCTTTATTTCCATTAGATTCATAAAGAACAATTGCTTTTGTTGAAGACAATCCCTCAACAAATGGTCTATCAATTCCTGCGGATAAAAAAGTAGTAGCTGCACCCGCTGTAATAGTTGAGCCAGAAACTGTTAATACTATTGCTCTATTTATTGTTGAACTATTCATCCAAGTGCAAATAGCAGTTGTATCTGAAAGCCTTGCAACACTTGTGCCAACGCAAGTTGTAGTCGAAGTTATTTGAAACTGAGTTCCTAATGAAATCGTGCTTCCACTCATTGTAATAACTTGAGCTTCTTGTGTTCCAGTAGAAGAAGTAAAAGTAACTATTGCTTGAGTAGCAGACAATGCTGCGATTGAATATAGCATTGGGTCTTTGCTAGTACCAACTGCCAATGTCTGAAGAATTGTAGGTGTCGCTGTTGCACAATCAAGCAATACTGCACTAAAACTATATCTTGATGGCCCATCACCAATTGAACCAATTAAAGTTATTGCTCTTGTTGTACTTAAAGCACATACAGATTTAGGTGACCTTTGATATTGAGCGTTAGTTGATGCAGCAACGACATATTTTGTAGAAGTCTGAGATACAGCCGTTCCACTTAATGTCAATGTTTGCATATTTGAACCAAACTGATATTGATAATGGCTCATGTATGTAGCACTTGTTGGAGTTCCAACAGAAGGGGCAGCAAATCCTACAAGATTATTTACTTGATATGTGTTTGTTATTCCAGAAGCACCAGTTACTTCTGTTCCAAAGGTAAAAGTATTTGTGGAAAGAGTCCAGCCCCTTAAATAAATAACTCCACCACCCTTGCTAAAAGCAATAATGCCAGAAGTTCCTGTCATTGCACCTAGAGCAAAAGAATAAGAAATATTATTATTTGCTAATGCTTGTTGTGAATTCGCTGCCGTAGGGGTTGTACCAGACCAGTTGACACAACGAATCATCATATTACCAGCAGTTGGGCCATCGTAATACATGATTGCAAACTTAGAAGCACTTAAAGTACATCCTTGAACATCAAAATTAGTAATAGTTGTCCCACCATTTAATGCTGCTGGAGTTCCTGCTGTAATTGTTGAACCAGATATAGTAAATCCAGTTCCAAATAATTCACTACCACTTGTTACAAAACAAATGTTTGCAAATGTAGAACTACCAACACCTAAGAAATAATCATATCCACCCAAATCTCTACCTGTGTTAAGTCTTACTAAAGTTCCTGCCGATAAAGTAGTACCTGAAATTGTTAAGACACATCCTTGAATAACAGTTTGACTTTGTGCAAAAGTAGCTACAACAGTAGTTGAAGAAGCAGCTTCTGTTTTGTTATATGCGTATGGCGCACCTGTGTAAATATTTATTGGTGTACCTGCTGTAATCGTAGTTCCAGAGACAGTAATAACACAACCACGCCATGCAGAACTAGAAAACCAAGTCATAACTCCTGTTGTTGCAGAAGTCATTGAAACTGTAACGCTAGTTGCTTCCTCATCAGCAATTAAATATGAAGTCCCAAATGATAATACTCCAGAGGATTGAGTAACTATTAAGGCATATGGTTTATTTCCTGTTCCATCAACTGCTCTGTAATAAACAAAAATCTGTTGTGTAGAACTAATTTTTGATACTACATTTTTTGTAAGACCGCCAACAGCTTGGTTATATATTGCAAGTTGTGCAGTCGCAGCTACATAATCAGTAGGATTTTCTTGAACAGTCCATTGACCCGCTACTGTTGAATTGTCAGAAGCCCACAATGCAATTGTTGAATTAGGATTTAAAGGGAACAAGTAAGTTCCAGCACCATCAAAAACAAACATTGCATAAGAACCAACATTCTTAATGTAGATAGTTCTGTTTGTCAGCGCATTAGCTGCTGGCAATGTCAGATTCAAATCTGTTGTACCGCTAACATTGATGAAACCACCACCATCAGCACTTGTCAATGTAATGTTAGAGGATTGATTAAGGATGCTACGATATGAAGACGATGCAGCAGAAGCCCATGTAGGTGCATTTCCAGAGCCACCAGAAGTCAATACCTGACCAGATGAACCAGACGCACCAGCAACAGTTAATGCAGTTGTTAAATTTGCAGATGCTATTGTTGGTGCAGTTAGAGTCTTATTAGTTAGCGTCTGTGTATCTGTAGTTCCAACAGGAGTACCTGATGGAATCGTTATGTCAGCTAGTGTTCTTGCTTTAGTCATTTATATTTACTCCGGTTGTGTAGGCCACACGATAGTCCAAGGGAAACCAGCTTGTGTAGGCACATCTCTTAATGCTTGGCAATAATCCTTCCATGCCTGTGAAGGTGTCATATCGCTACGAAATCTCCAATCAGTTTCTGACAGCTTAGTGTCACGACTAGCACGAACACTCTTAGCTTGCTCTGCATCCTTAGCAGCAATTGCTTCAGCATTCATATCAGAAACAGAATACTTGGTATACCACTTACCATCAATTTGTTCTACACCATTAGCAAAAGAAACTTGATAGCGTGTTGGCTGTGCTTGTGGGCCTTCAAAGACTACATCAGCACCCAAAGCCTCTAAGACTTCAGTTGTTGTTATGTCCCATGATGGGCCACCATTGGCTTTTGTGTATGCACGAAATTCTGCTTCGTACATGACTTGTCCTGTTTGTGTTCTGATTTGCATTATTGTTTCCTTTCATGCCAGCGTTTGCCAGATGCACGTTTTGGTAAATTAAGAAGACCATTTATAGCCTCCCACTCAGGTTGATATTTTTTTAAACCATCCCAAGAGAATTTAAATTCTTCCATTGCTTGCGAACGAGTTTTGTTATTAGCCACAGCCCAAGTAAGACCATTAAACACCCTAGCTTTTGATAAATCTCTTTGTCGTTGATGTACTTCATCACTAAAAGGTTTATATCCATTGGCTTTGCGTGTTGCAACAGCTTTTGCCCTTACTTCAGGTTTAGCCGCTTTTGCACACCTGTCTGCAACAACCTCTGGGGTTTGCATCCATGCTTGATGTTTTTTTGCGCTTTCACTTTTAGACAAACTTTCTTTAATTCTTGCTCTAGCTTGTTCTGATGCTTTTTTACCTCGCCTAGCATCGCCCCACTTGCGTTTAGTTTCTTCAGAATGTTTCTGACCAAGAAACCCACCAACAGAGTTTTTATGTGCGTTGTATAAGCG